CCCAATGAACCAAAAGAGAGAAAAATCCTCTCCAGTGGCCACGAACGTCTGCAACACTGCTCCATTTGAGGGGCAAGTTGCAGTGGTTCCTATCCTCATACCAGGAGTGTATTGTCCAGACAATTCAAACTCCGGGTCTGTTGAGCGCTTCTCGATCGCTTGTCGCGCAAATGCAAAGCGATAATTCGAGAAATACGGAATTTCCGCGTCTACAACAGGATTCACTTGAGCTGGTGTGAATGCAGCACCAGGCCATGTGGTAGGAAGAGTTAACATTCCATTACCATACAAATCGGCCAAATTAGTGTAATCAATAGGATAGGAATTCCGACCATAACTAACAGTTGAATCGCCAGCTATATCAATTGAACCAAGTCGCTTGATATAGGTCAACCCGTCTGCAGCGGTGCCGGCACCACCGTCTTCTCGATAGACTTTCCACTTTAATCCACCTTTCCAAGCTACAAAAGCAGGCTTGAACCAGGTGAGTGGAATTTGTTTATTTTCATTTGACAGACCTGCATCTGAATAAGGACCACTTTCTCCAGCGCCGAGATAACCAGGCATTGGTGGATATGAGTACATATCATACCACCAATGATTTTTACCTGAAGTCACCCCAGCAGAAAGAGGGCCAAGATAGCAGTATCTTTTGAAGATTTGTCGTAAAGAAGTAACGGGGTCACCGAAAAACACATGCATAGTAGGATCATCACACTCTGTTTGGTTTCCCATAACAGTAAGTACTTGATCCTGGACAGGTTTTGACGGTTCTTCAGTATGTTCTTCATCCTTTTGGACAGCTACGGATGATCCTTCATCCCCAGCCTGGAATTCAAATCCAGACTGGGGTTCATAATAGGACCAATCCGACATCCATTGGTGAGCTGGGTTAGCCAATTCGAAATTATCTCCAGCTGAGACAAAACAGTTAACATGAACTGTGTCACCAGCGGATAAGGAAGGAGATGTAAGTTCGTTCAACACAGAAAGTGTGACCGAACCGTTAAAAACTTCTCTGGAAACAGTTCCATACAAAGCTCTCTTTGTAAAATTTCCTCCCGTATTTCGATCAATGGCAGTTACCTCCAGCCAAGGATAAAAAGAACCCCAACCCACTTCGATAGTAAAGTCTTTGTTTTCAGCTATGTCAATGATCTCAGTATACTGAGTATTAAACTCATATCCCGATGACTCATAGGGATCCCATTAAAGTTTCAACCTCCCTTTGTGATAGTTAGAAGCTACCACTTGGAAGCGATACTTAATGGAACCTCGCCAGTGTTCAAATGGTGCACTGACAAGAGCCAGAGCTGTGGGATGATAAGCATCTGCTGTTAACAATGAATCCTTCACTCCCAAAGAAGGTCCTACAGGAATACAAACTAAAGGTTGATCAGGGGTGTCTGTAATGTTCCAATCGACTGTCGTAAAATAAAATTCACGAGTAGCGATACTTTTAATGGACATTTCATCAGCACCCCCTAACCCGGCTGTACGACTATCAACAGTCAATTCCTGTTTAGGATCAAAAGTGAGTTTATGGGTTGTATCTTGCATATTAGTCGTGGCAATATTGGAGCCATACCTAGGAACATATTCCTGTATAGGATCCACAGAATCAGGACGAGAATATCCAAACATTCTTGCAATGTTAGATACTCCAGAAGCTGCTATTTCTGTAGCACGTGCATATGGCCCTATAATAGGGGCATCATGCAACATGCCAGCAATTCTGGCTACTACTCCAGCAGGTTTGGAAACAATTCCATCACCGTATTCATCATTTGATGATTTATTGAAAGTAG